GTGGTGTTAGCTATGATGAATACATGGCTATGTTCTACCCAAGCGGTTATACAAACGATAACGCAGGAAACTACATTGTTGTTCCACCAAGCCACATGATGTTACGTACAATCGCTAACAGCGATGCTAAGAGCTACCAGTGGTTCGCTCCAGCAGGTACACGCCGTGGTGGTGTTGATAATGCTACTTCAGTTGGTTACTTAATGAATGGTGAATTCCATACAACAGCATTACCACAATCATTACGTGATGTGTTAGCTGGTGTTAAGATTAATCCAATCGCAACAATTACAGGTTCTGGTATTGTTAACTTTGGTAACTACACTCGTGCAAGAAACGCAAGCAGTTTAGATCGTATCAACGTTGCACGTTTAGTAGCGTACTTACGTCGTCAATTAGATATTTTAGTTCGTCCATATTTGTTTGAACCAAACGATCAAATTACACGTAGCGAAGTTAAGAACGCAGTAGAAAGCTTCTTATTAGAGTTAGTAGGTCAACGTGCCCTATACGACTACCTAGTTGTATGCGACACAAGCAATAACACCCCGTCCAGAATTGATCGTTCTGAACTATGGATCGACATTGCTATTGAACCAGTTAAGGCAGTAGAGTTCATCTACATTCCAGTTCGTTTATTGAACACTGGCGCAATTAAAGCAGGTAACCTAGGTTCGATGGCGAAGGGTTAATAGGTAAATATTAAGAACAAGGAGCACATTAAATGGCTATTGCAAGTTTAAGTAAATTATCGGTACCACTACCCCCAGGGCAAAGCTCTTCAAGCCAAGGCTTGTTGATGCCTAAGCTCAAGTACCGTTTCAGAGTTCAACTTTTGAATTTTGGGGTAACAAAGCCTACAACTGAATTAACTAAACAAGTTATGAACGTAACTCGTCCAAAGGTTCAGTTTGAAAACATTGAACTACACGTTTACAACTCAAAGATTAACTATGCTGGTAAGCACACTTGGGATCCGATTACTCTTGTAATTCGTGATGATCAGTCAAGCGCAGTAAGCAAACTTACTGGAGAACAGATCCAGAAACAATTTGACTTCTTTGAACAAGCAAGTGCAAGTTCTGGTATTGATTATAAGTTCACTACATTGATTGAATTACTAGACGGTGGCAATGGCGCATTTGAACCAACAGTTATTGAAACATTTGAATTGTTAGGTTGCTATGTACAAGATGCTACATATCAACAAGTTGATTATTCAAGTTCAGATGCATTGGACATTTCAATGACCATCAAGTTTGATAACGCTATTCAAACTGATATTTCTGGTAACCCAGTTGGTATTGGTACAAGCGTTGGACGTACACTAGGTACTCTAGCTACAGGTTAATCCGTACACAGTATCAAAAAAGGCTCGATTTTTTCGAGCCTTTTTTATTGACTAAATATTACTATGCCATCAATTAACGACTTTTTAAGCTCTGTCTTTAGCGGAGCGACTCATCCAAAAGGCACCATGGGGGATTTCCAACATGCGGCTCGCCTTTATGGAGATAACACATTTGCTCTTGCACCTAAAGCAGGATGGATGTACTATGTTTTCTTTAGTATCAATCCTTCAGCAAAAACATTAATAGGTAACTTCTCCGGAGGTAAAGCAGTTAATCGAGATCTAGAGGCAGGTATGTTAGTTAAAAGTTGTGACCTGCCAAAGTTTCAAATTCAAACAGAACAATTAAATCAGTATAATCGCAGAACAGTAGTTCAGACTAAAATAAACTATCAGCCAGTAAGTTTATCATTTCACGATGATATGAGTAACATTACAAACAGTTTATGGTGGAACTATTATAGATATTATTACAAAGATAGCACTTACGGATCAAGTGCGGCCGCAGGTGTGGGACCAATGACTGGCAGTTCTGCATATTCAAATACAAAGTATAAAGCAACTACACCAGTTGGACCTAATGCCTACGGTTTAAACAGTAGTCAAGGCGAACCGTTCTTTAACTCTATTATCATCTATCAGATGAATAGAAAATTTTTTACAAGTTACATTTTAGTCAATCCGATTATTAGCCAATGGGATCATGACAAACTAGATCAAACTAGCGGCAACAAAACTGCTGAAAGTAAAATGACAGTTCAATATGAATCTGTCTTTTATGGCCAAGGACAAATTAGAATTGATAATCCTCCTGGCTTTGCAACATTCCACTATGACCTAAGTCCAAGTCCGTTAAGTATTCAGGGTGGCGGAACAAGTACACTATTTGGACCTGGTGGCGTTATTGCAGGTGCAACTGAAATATTTGGCGATATAGAAAATATGGCAACTAACGGAGTAACTGCTGGCGGATTATTTAACTTAGTACGTAACGGTGCTAATACAATTAAGAATGCTGGCAAACTTTCAGGCAGTGGCATATCACAAGAATTATTATTAGGCGCAACAGGACTAATTGGCGGCATTGCAACTTCGAGACAAATTCCGTCATCTGTTGATGCAGGAACGGGTGGTGGCGGTGTTGGGGTTGCATTGAACTTAGGTGGAAACTCAACAGCAGGATTAACAAATGCATCTGCTGGTTCGCTACTTAGCGGTGCTGGAAGTGTGTTAGGTGTAGCAGGTATTGGTGTAGCGGCGGCTTCATTGTTTGGTGCACCGCTTACTAGATCAACAACTCCAACTACAGGGGATGCCGTAGCAAACGCACAAGTAGCCAACCAAACAGATTTACAAACAGCCAAAGCGTTAGTACTAATGAATCAAGATGCACAGGCAAAATTTCAATTAGGTTATCAACAAGCACTAGCAACTGGCGGCCAAGCGGCGGCAGATGCATTTGCACAGCAATCAGCACAACTTGGTTATACTGATCCAGCAAAACTAACTGAAACGGTAAGCACACTACAAGCAAACGCCGACGTGTTAGCAAAACAAGCTTCGCAAATACAAGCGGTATCTGTTAGCAATCCTTATCTATCTCCTGATGCAGACACTTCTGGACCAATCGATCCTAAGTCCGCCTTAAATACTGCTGGCAATCAGGACTCCAATATTACCAAGCAACCGGTACAAGTCGCTGATGCAAATATCCCCGACACCAATTACTGGAGTGCATAATGGCATCATATAATAATATTCCGCAACAACAAGTATCCGACAGTTCGCTTGGTACCGTTGAACTATTCAATCAATTCGGTCAAGCAACAATCGCATTAGATGCGGCAAGTTTAGATGCATGTATTGGTTTCTTTCAAAGCAGAGGTTTTGGTAAAGATTCATCACAGAGCATTGCTTACATTATTATGAAGCAGGCAAAACTTGACGGATATAGTCCATTCCAAATTTTAGATACATTAGGTGGATTAGATAACATTCAAATTTCATCTCTAGTAACAGAAATTTTAAACTACAATAGATTTAAGACAAGCAGTCTAGGCATGTCACAAACTTTTAAACCTGTGTCAGAGATTCAACGTAACATTTTAGCCTAATGAGAAATACCGCAAGAGGTGCATTTCCTCTAAAAAATCCAGAAAAGTATGTAGGTGGCGGAAGTCCTTATTATCGCAGTAGTTGGGAATTTGCTGTGATGAAGATGTGTGACGAAAATGCCTCAATTGAACAATGGGCAAGCGAGGCTGTAAAAATTCCATATAGAGATCCACTTACAGGTAAACATACTGTATATGTGCCTGACTTTCTTGTAGTCTACACCGATCGCAATAATAAAAAACATTCCGAACTATGGGAAGTTAAACCTGCTAATCAATCTATTGCTGAAAAAGTTGGTAAAAATCCTTATAATCAAGGGCAGTATGTACGCAATCAAGTAAAGTGGGAAATGGCACGCCAATGGGCTAGAAATCACGGGATCAGTTTTAGAGTGCTAAATGAACAAGATATTTTCCATGTCGGCAAGAAAAAGCGATAAGTAATATTATGACTAAAAAGTTAGAAGAGCTACTAAACATCGAACCTGCTAAAAAGCCAGAGCCGGTTGTTAAACCAGAAGCTGTAGATATGACAGCAGTATCGCATGTTGACCTACAACAGAACTTAGAAAAGTTTGATAAGATTTCAGCCGCCCTACCTCAGGTAAAAGGCTTGGGCGATTTAAGCGATTCAGAGTTTGATACATTAGCAAGTAAGGCAGAACAAGCATATGATGACCTAATAGATCG